GCCGGGGGTTCTCGGCAGGTGAGGGCCAGTGGATCCCACTTTCCGGTGCCATTCGAGACGGCCTGTCCTCGGGGTCGGTGAGTGCATTCCGCGTCGGTGTTGATGGTTCTGACTCGAACTACATGTACTTCGAGGGTGTGGGCTATGGCAGTCACCCCCCGCAGTTGAAGGTCACATTCTACTGATCCGATAGTAGTAGACGGAGAAACCTCAATTTCCGGGCCTTCTCCCATGCCGCTCACAGCGATCTAAGGGGGACACCCATGTCGTTCATTACTGGTGCACAACTTGCGCGCTTGCTGAATGACTATGGCCCTACCGTCGCCTTTCTCACCCTTTTCGTTGTCTCCATCACCGCCCTGATCCTGATGTGGAAGCCGGTCTCGAAGTTCATGACCGCGGTCAACCTCATCATCGCGCTTCCGAAGCGCATGGACGAGCAGGACGCATTGGTCGCGGAGGGGCAAACCAAGGTCGCAGAGATGCACAAGGATCTGGACACGCACATCAAGGAAGGTGCGCCCTGGATCACGAAGTTGGATGAGGTGGAGAAGCAGGTCCACGTCGTTCTCCAGCAGCAGGCGGAGGTCGTCCACGAGGTGAAGCCCAATAGCGGGACCTCGATGAAGGATGCGCTGAACCGCATCGAGAATGAAGTTCTACCGGCGTTGGCGAAGCAGATGTCGGCGTTGGGCGCTGCTGAGAAGAAGCAGTCCACCCGCGTCAACGATCGTCACGACGCGGAGGACGAGCAGGCTGCGGCGAAGCCCGCGCCCCGTCGTCGGGCACTACGCAAGCCGACCGATAGTACCGAAGAGCCCTGAGGAGGACCCCATGAGAAATCTTCTTTCCAAGGTCTGGTGGGAGGCCGCTGGTGGTCGTGCTCTACGCACGGCGATCGTCGTCACCCTGCCGTACCTGCCAGCCATCTACGTCGGCCAGATCCCGTATCTGGTCATCCTCTCCACCGCGGGTCTCGCGGCCATCCTCTCGCTGCTCACCTCGGTGGTGGGGCTGCCTGAGGTTGATGGCAAGAACCCTGTCTGGTGGTTCGCCATCGCAGAGCGTGTGGTCAAGACCATCGCGCAGGCGATCGTCGCCGGGATCGGCAACGCTGTGCTGATCCAGGATGTGCACTGGCCGAACATCCTCCAGGCTGCTCTCGCTGCGGGCTTCGGCTCGCTCCTGTTCGCGTTCCTGAAGGATCTGCCTGAGACCACCGTGCCGACGGCAGTCACTCCTGTCGCTCCCATCCCGGTCATCATCAGTGGCCCTGTCACCACGACCTCCGGTGCTGTGAGTGCGAACGTGACCTATACATCCAACCCCGCATCGGCTACAGTGCCCACCGACTCGGCGCCCGCCGAGATTCCAACCAAGGAGACAGTCCTCGATGAACCCGCTCAGTGACAACGACGCTCTAGAGAACGTGGACGGCTACGCCTGCCCGATCGATCCCATGGACCGTCTGGGCTGCGACTCCTGTCAGTGATGTATACTGACAGGTAGGCCGTCTGCCCGTGCCCCTGAAGCCCCCGTCCTCACCCTGAGGACGGGGGCTTTGGTGTGCTATACTCAAGGCACGACCCCTTGACCATGGATGTGGGGGTTGCCCCGCCTTCGGCCCCCGGTGAAGAGACTGCGTCTTAGTATCCGGGGGCCGTCGTGCATCTATCGACCTACATGCACGCGACACGCCGTGGGGCCAAAAATCGTTACCTCATTTTGTGGCCATCCCCAGGCAAATTATGCTATAAGGCATGGCCCCCATCCCCGAGTCCACCGAACTCATGGTGACCCACGCCAGCGAAGCGTTCATGGAGGACTTCCGGTACGCGGAAGCCATCGCCCGCGCAGCCGTCGCCCTTCTAGCCCGTCGCGAGGTGCACCCCGGTACTGCTACCGTGGTGTAGATGCTGAGATACGACACACGCAACTTCTCGAACTCGCAGCGTGAGGCCCTGGCCTGGAAGGCGCACGAGTACAAGGACTTCGCGCTCCCTCCGCTGACCGCCTGGAACTATGCCCTCTGCCGGAAGCACCGCAACGGCTGGGTAGAACAAGATTTCAACGAGGCCGGTGAGGTCACCGCCGAGCGCACCGTGTACGACCGGCCCATGCCGGGCTGCCGCCAGTGTGGGATCCACTTCCGCAAGCACCAGCGGGTCAGCATCATGTGGCTTTATCTGAAGAAGAGAGCCCTCCTCGCTGACACCATGGGCACCGGCAAGACCACGAGCGCTGCCGGGCTCATCGCCCTCCTTCTAGAGACCGGGGAACTCCCGGAGGTGGGCCGCGTCGTCATCGTCCCTCGGGCACCGGCGCTGTACCAGTGGCGGGAGGAACTGCTGCGGATGATCCCGGGGCTGGACATCGCCATGGCGGAGGGCACGAAGCGCAAGCGGATGGAGACCTACTCCAGCGAGTGGCAGGTGCTCCTCATCGGCCCCGAGATGCTGAGGCAGAAAGATGATTTCGCTGCACTCCGGCACATCCCGCTGGCTGCCCTCATCTGTGACGACATCGACCCGCTCCGCAACCCGGATACCGAGACCTCGTACACCCTGGACAAGTTGGGGGAGCAAGCCGACCGGTACGTGATCATGTCTGGCACCCCGCTCCAGAAGCGTCTCCCGGAACTGCACGCCGTTCTCGACGGCATTGGTGGCCTGGGTGCTCTGGGAGGTTTGGACGCCTTCACCCGACGCTACGTTCGCAGTGAGTGGGTGGTGGACCACGACCGCTCCGGCCGGGAGTTCAAGCGGCAGCAGATCGTGGGCTACCAGAACCTCGATGAACTCAAGCGGAAGATGGCTCCCCTCGTGCTGCGCCGCACCGCCGACGACCTCGATGACGTGGACCTCCCCGCCATCCAGCCGGAGGACGTGTTCCTCTCGCTCTACCCATCGCAGCGCGCGAAGTATGACGAACTCCGTCAGGGCGTCATCCGGATCATGAAGGAGCAGGGCACGGAGGTCAAGCACACCACCGCGCTCTCCCGCATCCACTACGGAGCAGCCATCTGCGCCGGGCTCGCTGCCCTGGGTGAGCCGGACGGTCCGCGCACCAGCGTGAAGTTGGACTGGATCGAGAGCAAGTTGATGGACGGGGGTGACCTGGAGGACGAGAAGGTGGTCATCTTCGCCCGGCTGAAGAACTCGGTCCGCGCGCTCCAGGCCCGGCTCACCGCCCGGGGCATCGGCTTCGAGACGGTGTGGGGTGACGAGCCCGACAAGCGGAAGCGGCATGCCAGTCAGCAGAGGTTCTGGGAGGACCCAGCCTGCCGGGTGATGATCGGTACCAGCGCCATGGAGCAGAGCCTGAACCTCCAGGTCAGCCGTCACCTCATCAACGCCGACATGATCCTGAACCCTGCGCGTATGGCACAGTTGGCAGGCCGCATCCGGCGAGACGGCAGCGCATACCGCACGGTGTATGTACACAACCTGCTCACACATGACACCCAGGAGGCGCGGTACCTCGCCGTGCTGGAGCGGGAGGCGGCGCTGGCCAGCCACATCTGGGACGAGACGGACGAACTCTTCCGCTCGCTCTCCTCCACCGAACTGCTTCGCCTGATCACGGGCTGAAATCATGAAACCCGAGAGCCACCGCCGTGTGGCATACCCTATCCCGACCGAAGGAGGCTTCCGGTGACAGATTCCGATGAGCAGGAGTTGGCTGCCGCTGCTCTAGAGGACGCGCTCCTCAGGTACATGCGGGCCCGGACCGACAACTCAGAGACCATGGTTCTAGAGGGATACATCTTCGAGGCCTTCGGGCGCACGATGGAGAACCTGGACAACCACGAGACCAGCCACATCTGGGGACACATGGACAGCCAGCCGGTGCACATCACCATCGGGCTGGCCGAGATGCTGAAGTTGACCGTGAAGGATTGGTTCCTCAACGGTGAGCCCCGAGATGGTGACGACGACGACTGATGCTCGACGCAGTTCGGGCGGAGTTGGTTCGGAAGAACGTCGCCCTCGCCCGCTATCTAGCACGGGTTGCGTACGAGCGCAACCCGACAGAACTAGAACTTGACGAGGTGACCTCCATCGCCTACCAGGGGCTGGTGACCGCCGCCATCCGCTGGGACCCCATCGGGCAGAACATCGATGAAGAAGGCCTCCGTGAGACGGCCAAACACCCTTCCGGAAGAGCGTTTGCAGGGTATGCTCGACAGCGGATCGTGGGGGAGATACTGGATTGGCAGCGACGACGCGACCACGTTCAGCGATCCTACCGCACCATCTACAAAACCCTGATCGCAGCCGGGTTTACCGGCTCCTTCGATCAGGGGCCGTCCGCGAAGACGCTGGCCGCGAAGTTGGGGCTAGACGAAGAACGGGTACGTCGTGTAGTATATGCCGTACACGCATCACCCGTAAGCGTGGAAACAGTTCAGGACGAGACACAGGTATCCCATGCCGAATATGATTTCGAGTCTTCCGCCGTGGAGACCTCGATCAAGCAAGCCGTCGTGCTCGCCTTGCAGCAACTGCCTACGGTTCAACGCCACGTAGTTGCACTGCGCTACTATCGCGGGTGGGAATTTCAAGCGATAGCAGTTGAGTTAGGCGTCAGCCTCCCTGTAGTTCGTGAAGCACACTCTGAAGGAGTGATTGCTTTACATGCTGCAATGCGCCGACGCGCCCAGGAGTCCTCCTAGACATTGATGCCTCCAGTTTGCTTTCCTCACCTGTAGATTTGCCCCACGAAGGAGTGACCCCGGATGGTCAACAGTGATACCCCTAAGGCCCCCAAGACGGTGGAAGAAGTCATCGCCTACCTGGAGAACGCCCTCGATGAGATGCGGCGAGACGACACTCCTGACCAACTCGCCGGGATCGATCCGGACACCGCCTTCGAACTGGGTTACGAGACGGCGATCTTCGACCTTCGCCATGCGGCAGACGTTCCCGAGATGGGCATCATCGAGTTCGAGTTCCAGAAGAGAGAAGAGGTGGGTGACTAATGCCTCGTAAGATCCCGGCGCCGTTCAAGCGACCCAGTATCAACCTAGAGGACACGGGCCGGTCGTGGCAACATCTCCCAGCGTTCTATGTGCAAGCGGGGGACATCGTGGCGGACCTCGGTCTCGTCGGTGAGGTGATGCACGCCGGTGGGATCCTCAACTACGTGGTGATCACCAACCGGTTCGGGGACAGCAAGCGCTTCGAGCCGCACGAGCAGGTCTTCGCCTTCGTGCCGCACGGTACGCCCACCTCTCTACCCGAGTAGCCGACCATGGCCGATGCTCGTGAGCATGCGGCGGTGATCTTCGCGGCGCTGATCCCTGGTCGGAAAGACCTGCTCGATTCAGCCCGCGGTCAACTCACCCCCGAGCACTTCCCGGACGCCGTCCAGCGGCAGTTCTGGAAGATCATCTCCTACTACGCCGAGCGCACCGGCAGCGTCCTGACGGACACCGCGCTCAGCGACATCACCCGGACCCTCGACGCTGGCAAGCAGGCGCTGTACCAGCAGGTGTTCGACAGCGCGTTCAAGCGCACGGTGGGCGACGACGACTTCACCTGGTCCCTCGACCAGATCCGGGAACTCGCAGCCGACCAGGCCACCGCAGCGGTCCTCGCCACCTCGCAGCAGATCCTCCGGCAAGGCTGGGAAGACCCCACCGGCACGACGTTGCAGGGGCAGGAGGATGCCCGCACCTACCTGCTGGAAGCCCTGGCCGCGATCGACGCTGATCTGCTCCACCAGGCTTCACCCGAGGGCACGATCCAGGACGATGAGGACCGGTTCCTCAAGCAGTACGCACAGCGCAAACAAGATTTTCAGAGCGGTGTCAGCCATGGCATCGGCTTCGGCCTCCGCGACCTGGACGAGAAGGTGGGCGGCCTCCAGCCTGGTGACCTCGTGCTCATTGCGGGCTACTCGTCGGACGGCAAGTCCTCCATGGCTGTGCAGTTGGCCTGGAGCGCAGCCGTGGAGCAGGGGAGGAACGTCCTCTTCTTCACGACCGAGACGGTGTACGAGACGACCGAGCGGAGGATCTTCGCCCGGCACAGCAAGCAGCCGGTGTTCGGACTCCGTGAGGGTCTGGACACCAAGGATCTAAAACTCGGACGGCTGAAGCCCCACGAGGAGCAGGCGCTGCCCATCGTGGTCGGGGACCTCGCGCGCAACCCGGCGTACGGGAAGATCCACATCAAGCAGGTGCCCCGGCAGGCCAACATCGCCACGCTGGAAGCGCACGCCATGACGGTCTCCCGGCAGATGAAGATCGACCTCATCGTGATCGACTACCTGGCGCTGCTCTCCTCCGACTCCCGGCGCACCACCGACCGTGAGTCTCTAGCCGGGATCATCAAGGCCAGCAAGGTCTGGGCCACCACCTTCGACAACGGCCGGGGTGTGCCGATCGTCAGCCCGTGGCAGGTGAACCGTGCCTCCCGAGACGCAGCGCTCAGGGACGGCTACTACTCCTCCTCCGCGCTGGCTGACACGGCGGAGGCCACGAACTCCTCCGACGTGATCGTGAGCCTGCTGGCACCGGCTGACAACGAGGGCCGCTACGCCGAGGTGCGGGGCCAGGTGCTGAAGAACCGAGACGGTCAGACCAGCAACTCGCTCCTGCTGGACGTGGACTACGCCACCAGCACGTTCACGTCCAAGGCGTCCATCTCCTTCGACAGTTTCGCTGCGGCAGCGGGCGCGACGGCAGAGGGTCTGGACGACCTCCTGCAATGACGCTCCGGGCCGAAGACGCCCCGGGGTACATCGCGGACCTGATCCGGACAGCGGAACATCATCTGGAGCAGGCACACGGACTGCTGGACGCAGCAGAGCAGATCATGAAGAAGATGGCGGACGGGGAGAAGATCAGTCTATGATACAGGGCATGCAGAACCGCACCCTCTGGCACGCACCGGACCTGACGATGGTGGACGAGCCGCTACTGCTGTCTCTAGTCAAGTACCGGCTACACAAGGACCGGCAGTTGCTCCCGCCCTTCCCGGAGTTCGAGGCGCAGGCAAATCTTGTTTCCTCGTACACCCTGGACGACAAGCAGATGCCGATCCTCGACCT